TGCTGCACCACCATTAGCTGCAACAGTTCCAGCTTTCTTAGTTGTGTCGCTATAAACATAATACAACTTAGCAATATCTGTTTTATGCAATCGAATATCAGAGTAGCCATCAAATGCATAAGTGAAAGGAGCAGAATTAGTTTGAGAATATGCTACGGTTTTTGTTCTTAATGATTTATTATTAGCTGGATCAGTTTGAGTTTTTGCAATCGTAATAATGATATTACAATCAGCATCATTCTCATTAGCATCTAAGCCACTTACTGTTACTGTCCCACTTGATTCTGATACATTGGTTGTAAGAACTAGACCACCATCATCTTGTGTTAGGAAACCGGTTGTGCCGACTAATGATTCCCCAGTGGCTAAAGCAAAAGTTTTAGAGGTAGCAGAGTTACTATCTTTATTAAACTTATATTTTTTCTTAAGTATAACTCGAGGAACTTCTGGAGTAGGTGACACATGTGATCCAAGATGTTTAATTGATCTATACGGTAGACGAAACACTTGTGTTGTTGGAGTTATTCCAGTTCGAGTATTAGAATATAATTTACCTACATGTGCAGTAGGAATTACTCCAACGAACGAAGTAAAATCATCACCTGTACCTTGTTCGTGTGGTTGGTTAATTGTATTCACCAATGTTAACGAACCACGAGTAATATTTACATCGAATACATGCAATCTAACTTCTGTGTTTGCAGTGCTAGGTACATGTTTTTCAAGCGATCTAATACGACATGTGCCTACACCCAATACTGTACCATCTAGATGAATAGTACCTGCTCCACTAGTTCCAAGTTCACTTTCAGGAATAGTGACATCCCAATTAGTAGTATAATTAGTACCACCGTCAAGGATTGTAATTACAGCGGATCCATCATAGCTAACTTCTAAATCGAATATAAGACCGACTGCACTACCTGCATTACTTACAGCAAAGTCAAGATTTAGTGTTACAGTTCCATCTGCAGCAGTTTTCTTAAAGTTATTAGTACTTGCGTGTGCAGCAGTTTGTTCATATCTTACTTTTTGTCGTGTTCTGTTTGAAGTTGGACCAGTACCAACAGTGTCAATAAAGTGAGCAACCGCCGCGGTGGGAGTAGCTGTCTGTAATGTTGCAATGGTGAAATTATTAATATCTGGCATGCCTCTTGCAGTAGAAGCAGTAATTAAAAAGTAATTACCATAGTTAATTTCTCTTTCAACATCACCTTTTGCTATAGTACTAGTACGAGGCTTGTCAATTTTAAGATATGTAGTGTTTAAATTTTCAACTCTATATCCATCAACATATATCGTGTTTGGTTCAATACCAAATGCAATCGTATTTCTACCATATGCATCAGCAGCTGTTATTGTCTCAGCATCGCCATCAGATACGATTGCTGCAGCTGTTTTATAACCATTATTACCACCTTCACTATTTAAATATTCTCTTACGTCATATTTAAAAGGAGCTAAAGAATAATTACCAGATTCTTCATGTGTTCTACGAGCTAATCTAGATGTAAGCTCGGTTGTATTATTTGGATCACCTGATCCTTTATCAGAAGCAATAACACCATTTTCAACAGTTAACAATAATGTGTATTGAGTATATTCAGAGTTAGGAGTCTGATCTTTAGGTGTTTTAATTAACTTAGTAGTAATATTGTATCTATCGGCGCCTGGAGCAGATAAGTTTGTTGTACCTGCAGCATTGTCGTTAAGAGATGAATCAGTAGATGAATTAACTACAGATTCAGTTATTTGTAGTCCGACGAAGTACGAAGGAGTATTTGTATACTTATCTAATATTACTTGTTGTGGTGCAACATATACAAATGTGCCTTTAATAAAATACGCACCTTCTTCGATAAGAGCTTGACAACCAGTTCCAACTGCTTCTGCAGTTGTTATATTTGAATCGCTAGTAGCATCATCAACAAAAGTAGATCCTATAAACTCAGAAGCAGTTGCAACACCTTCATTGACACCAACCTGAGCACCATCACCATTGCCGAATCCACCTACTCGGGTTTTCTTTGTAGTGATAGAAGATCCGCTTGAATCTAAAAGTTCAATAATTTCACCAGCAAGGAAATTCTTATTTGTACCACCGGTGCCATTCGCACGATCACCATCACTAGATATATATTGAATATATAGAGTAATAGCATCTCCAGAAGGATTATCTAAAATTCCAGTCCTAGTAGAATCATTTGCATCAGTACCAGCAGCACCAATAGACTGAAGTACTCTTGCTTTTACTCCACTTGTTACGCCTTGAATAATACTGTCTTTATAATCACCAAGATATGAAGATGTGACAAATGCAGTTCCACCAGTCGTAAACGTATCTTCAACTTTTATGTAATCATAGTTAAACTCGATTGAAGCTTTACCTCCGACTACTCGACCACCGTCAGTAAAAGTATGCTGACCATGATAATCAAGTTGACGCTGTATGGCAGTTTGTAGTTGCGTAAGTTCACGAGCTTGAACAGCGACTCCTGGCTTAAACAATACTCGATGATAGTTTTTAACTTCATCGAAATCGTCTAGAGTATACGCACTATTAGGATTTTTATTTACAGTTGTAATTGCCATATTTTATAATTCTCTTATTAAAATTCTATAATTAATTTAACATCTTCAATCTGAGATGTACTTCTTTGAATTGGATCTCTATTTTCAAGGAATAATACTTCACCAGATCCAGCATTGAAGCTACTAGGTGCAGCATTAACTCCAAGATCATGAGCAGAAGCATCTAGAGCTAAGGATGAAATTTCTTGACCACCAGTTTTAATTACCATATTCGCGTCGGTGGGTGGAATATAACCAGTTAGATCATTTTGGAAATAATAAATTCTCTTATTAGTTGTATCTACATTAACTATATATCCTTTAAATCCAGTAGTTGTATTTTCAAGTACATGATCATTGTCTTGAACAGCTTGAGCTAATTGAATACCAAGGTTTGTATAGGTGTTTGTGCCACTAGAACCAGACGAAGCTGTATGTGTAGTATCATATGTTATAAATTTCAATGTATTAATTGCTGCAGCCGGATTAGTCGGAATAACACCACCAATTAATGGATTACGAATAAGTGATATTTGTCTAAAGTCTTGAGTATTAGCAATTGCACTATCGGCTGTACCGCTTATTTGTACGTTAAGTCCAACATAGAAACCACCTAGTTCAAACACTGGATCACATCCATGACCACCATTTGCATGCGAACTATTAAATCCAGGACGACCTCGAGGCGAAATAATTGGAACAAATGATGCATTAGAGCCACCGCCACCGGCGATCACAGCCTGTGCTACACTATAATCAGCACCTACCGAATCAGTTCCTTCAGTCGCATTACCGCCGCCGATAATAATATCACTTACGAATGCACCACCAGATACATAATTAGCTTTTACAGCGCCTGAAGTTAAAACCCCAGAACCATCACCTGTAATAGTTATTGATATACCGGAACCGTCATCATTATAACCAGTACCACCAGCAATAAGTTTTAATCTTTCAATCCCTTGAGCTGAAGTTATTTCCCTAGATGCTATTTGTGATTGTTGCTGTGAATGTCGTGGATCAGTAGCTAAGAAATCACCAAAGGTAACAATATTTCCAGCATTAATAGCACCAATTGCAGCAGAAGTTGTTATTGTTTTACCACTTATAGAAGCTACCGTTACATCAGTAGGAACGCCTGTTGCAGCACTACCACTGCCAGCAGCTATCGTAAGTTTTTGACCAACGACGATCCTATCGTTTTCGTGGTTAATTGCAAATGTACTAGTACTAGTTAAACTTGCAGCAACAACACCTGTTGTTATTTCTGTTAGAGTTTTAACAGGCATATACGAATTAGTTAGGAATTTTTCAGAATCAGCCGCAAGAATAGTATACATGTACTTCCAATGGTAACCATCAGTTGTTGAAGTGATTGCAGCATCAACATGTGTTGGTACATCAGATACACCGCCTGAAACAGGAGCAATAATACACTTATAAACTTTAAAGTCTGCAGTTAGACAATAGAATGCTTTATCATGAATAGCTGGATCGGTTGAATCCCATGCAACAAATTCAGCACCTGGATTCCAATCATATCTTGGAACAACATGCGAAATATCTTTATCGGTTACTAATTTTAATCCAATAAGCTGTTGACGTGCTTCATTGATTCCGTCTAATGTATCACTGGGTGCAGGAGCGTCTGTATCACTAGTATTAGCTGTAGTAGTCCCTCCCCATGGACTAGATTTACCTAATCCAATGTATACATTGCTTCGATCCCCTTTAACTTCTTCAACAAAAGCTGCAGCGTTAAGTGATCTAAAGTTTGATGATATGATTGCGGCCATGATCTTTTCCTATAGTGTAGTTTCTTTAATTGCGTTTGATATATTTGACTGTATGTTTAATTTATTTATAGCAGTTCCGTCAGCAGTTATATCGTTTATATCTTCTATTAATACATTATCAAACATGTTTATTTTGTAGTTCCCTTGGAATTTCTTAGGTCCTAGGAACGAAGGATTTTCCTTTGCAACGGCATCTTTTCGAGCAAAATAATTGTTTTCAGGTAATACTGCTCTTATTTCAATGTCATGATTAGATGGTATAATCTTTTTGTGTATATAATCCGGTGCACGTTTTTCCTGTTGGTCAGATACTGTAATTGTAGCATCGTTTAAATAACCATAACCAGGATTTGTAATAGTAAATCCTGTAATTCTTTTAGTAGTTGAATTTCTAGTAAGAGTCGCAGTAGCTTGTACATTCGTAGACAATGGTTTACCATCAGCTCTAAGTGCATCAGGTGCAGATATCAGGATCGTAGGAGTACTCGTATAATCTTTCTTATTTAATCCAACTAAATCTAAACCTAAAGTTGTTGAATTAAGCTTACCGATTTTACTTGCTACAATTTCGTTGTCACCAGTAAGACTATCATCAGCATTTTCTTTTGCTAGAGTTTCTATAGCTGTAAGAGTGCTACCTAATTGATATCCACTACCAACACTAGCGACAGTAAACGATATTGCAGCACCACCTCCACCACCAAGAGCCGAATCGGGTATTGTAATAATTTCACCAACTTCATAATTACTACCACCAGCGTTTCCTAGTGTAATACTTGTTATAACACCATTTGTTGCTGCAGAGCCACCATCTGTTACTACAATATTTACTGTACCACTTGCGCCACTACCAGATGATCGACTTCCACCTGTTGTAACATTCGAATAAGTTCCTGCTGTACGAGAATCATCTGCAGCTATACCACCTATATTAAATGTATTATGACTACCACTAATAATTACTTTAGATACTGAACCTTTAGAATCTAATACTGCGGTCGCGATGGCACCAGATCCATCACCACTTAACGTAATGGCAGGAACTGAAGGATAACCATGACCTGTTTCAGCAACTGATAACTGAATTAGACCACCATTATCTGTGGTAGATTTCATTGTAATCTTAGCATCTTTATTTGGTCGTGCTACACCAATTATACCGAACGATGAAGCGATTGCTTGAATAAGTAAACCAACATCTTCAATACCAATATAACCTGGCTGAACTCCAGGCATAGATGAAAGTGTTTTTCGGAATGCGGGAGATGCAGCATATGAGTTCAAATATGTTAATGTATCGTCGCCTACACCTACTGTAGTATTAGGATTATCATCACCCAAAACAGCACGTACAGCTTGAATAATCATTAATACTTCACCGAAATATTTATGACCTGCTGGATGCACTAACTTATCGAAAGGTTCTTTCCACTGTGATAAGTTACGACCAACTTTTACTACATAAGAGAATTTCTGATAGAAATCTGAATCATGAACTCTTATACTCTTTTCGGATAAAAAGCCTGAATTTGTTAGGTATGATCCAGATAGTGCTGGACGGTTATATGTTCTTACATATCCTAATTGGCTTCCAGAACCATCTGTTTTTCCTGGTGCACCAACAACCATATAGTTTCTATCTTCGACATCAGATATGTCAAGTGAATAACCAAAGTTATGATTTGTTACTGAAGTATCACCTCTATACTGTAATTTCTGAGTCCAAACTTCAGTGTCATTATCGAATTCATAGTGATATATTTTACCATTGTCAAGTGCATCAGAATCAAATCCAGGCTCACCAATAAGTAAATTATCACCACTTATTTTTACAGTAGCACCATAATTCGTATTATCTCTTTCAGAAAGAGTTACAACACTTGGAAGAGAATTTATAGGATGCCATGTAATATTATCATCAATATCAGTAGTTCTTTCGAAAACATATACAGTATGATATGGATTGTCACGGCTTGTTATAGCGACACGTGGTGTCCCATTTTCAATATTTGTTATATCAGTTGCAGATGAGAAATATTGATTTGATATATCCTGTGTTGGCGCTAGTATTGCGTCTAGTTCATATAATTCAGTTACATTAGATTTCTTATATATGATTGCTCTACCAGATCTTACTACCGATACATTCGAATAATTTTCAAAAGAAACAACTAGATATTTTCCTTTTATTGTAATTGTTCCACCAAAGCCTTTATTAGCATCAATATTAGGACTATGTAATTCTGCAGGAGCTCTAATAGTTTGCAGAATTTGCCATGTCGAACCGACCTTTTTGTATATTATTACAGCACCATGAGGTTCGTTCGCAGCATCCGCATCAAACCCAACATGGCCTACTGCAAGATAATCGCCACTCAACGAAACTGATCGTCTGCCATGAGCAAATCGTTCACCGCTTGTTGGTGGTATAAGTTTACTATTAAAACGCCAAATGTTATTTCCGCTTGTATCAGTACCGCGATTCCAAATTTCAACTGAACCAGTATTAGCTACGCCTAATGTTGTTTCATCTCCAGGTACACTTACCGCTAATGTATTACCGTCTAGTGCTACGCATTGACCGAAATTATCATCAACAAAATTAGTATCAGCGTCTGTAAAAGTGCTTACAATCTTTTGTTCTTCTGTAAAAGTTGTTCCTGAATCTGTAGTAGTGTATACATATACCGCACCAGCATTAGCTTGTCCAGTAAATCTTATAGTATCACCACTGCCAATATCTTCAGCTATATTTTTATCTAAATTAATACTTACGCCATCAACAATAGATCGATTTTACTATCATCAGTAATATTACTTGCATCGGTAACACTTGTAACTACCATGCCAATTTGCAANCCAGTNGTATTTGCCAATGGAATAGTTTTATTATTTGAACCTTCAGGTGCATCTGCATCTGTCAAGATATCAACAATAGCAGCTTCTTGCTTTGGAGATGATGCAGCGAATGAATCACCACTTATTGAAACAGATCTACCAAACAAATCATCATTCGCATTATCAGAAGCTTGTATAATTTGTTTTTGAGAATAGTTTGATTGAATAGCAGACTTTGGATCATAACGACCATCTGAAGGCTTTAATGTCTTATCCCAAGGGTATGAAACTTGAATCTCTTGTTCATTATATAATAATTTAAAGAATGTTTCAATTGATTCAAATGATCCTCTTATCTTATAGAAGTCAATGATCTTTTGGTATACAGCTCTTTTATTAACTGGAGAAGTTTTATCTAATGAAGGAGCAATTTCCTTTTGCATTAAATCTAAAAACTGTTCTTGAGCTTCATTTAAATTTAATGAATCTTCAATCGTATTTAATCTATATGAAGGTCCAGCATTCATATGGTTGTAAACGAAAGTTTTCATTACAATCTTTCGTTTGTTTAACCGCGGTGATAGACCATATATATTTACAGTTCGACCAGTTGGTTCTGCTGAATCAGCTAATCTTCCTGGCAGCTTATTTGCGTTACTAATACTAATATTAGATTTAAAAATATCATCAACAACAGATGGATATTCAAGTAATCTTACTGTTGCACGTACAGAACCAAGTGTTGCGTCATATGAAGTACCGTCATTTGTTGCAACAAATATATCATTTATAAAATATTCTATATTTTCTTGACCTGAAACATTGTTTATGCCAGCAACAATATTTGATGCAACACCATTACCTAAATCTACAATCTGATAACTTGACCCAACAACTAATAATGCAGTGTCATCAAGATTAATTGGATCTCCAACAACTCTTGGTGTTCCATCTTCATCACCAACTAATAAAGCTTTACCGTCACTATCAAAAAACTTTGCAGAAAGTATTAGATTTCTTTGGAAGAATTTATTTGGTACGTCAATTCTAAATATGGCTTGGTTGTCTATAACGATGTCTTCGAATGTTTCTTCATCTTTATAAGTGAACTCTTCTAAGTTCATAAACTTATAATATGATTCCATGAATGCACGTATACCACCACTACCGTTATTACCATACGCGGAATTAGTAGCATAATCTAATAATTCTTCAGGTACTAACTGTTCGATTCTAAGATCTTCCTTAGATCTTGATTTAGCAGAACCAGTTAATTCATATTGATCTATACCAGAATTAGTATCACTAAAAGTAAGAATAATACCATCGATATCATCAAACGTTTGAGGCTGATCAAATGTAATGGTTAAACGATCGTCTGATATACTTGTGACTCGAGGTGTGCCAACAACACCTTTACCTGACATTACTTTACCGAGTATTGGATTATCTATTTCGTTTACATACGGGCTTCCATCTAAAACGGCAACCGGAATATATTCTAAGGCAATAGTAGTTCCATTCGTCACTAGAGCTCGTGTAAAAGCTCTTAGTGTCGTATCAAAGTCTATATTCGACCTTACGTCTTCAATATATCCTCTTGAAAATGAGTCTAGATTTTTTAAACTTTGTTGAGCCATAATTATCTCATTCTAGTAGTTGTTGAATAGTCGATTGTGCCTGAAGAACCAGAATATGCAATACTATCAACCGATCCTTTTGCATTAATAAAAGAAGATTCAATATTAATAATTTGATTTCTTTTTGGAGCAATATCTAATGAATTCGGAGTTAGTGTAACACGTATTGGTGTAGCATCATCGGGTCCAAAGTTATTTAAAGTAACAACGCCAGTTTCAGCATTAATTAATCCAACATTTCCATTTGTAATTATATTTTCGTTATTTACAATTTTATAAATGATTATCTGTCTATTATTTGAATCTTCTATAGATATATCACCAAAGAAATGATCTATACCATTAAATTTAATAGCAGTACTTGAAATATTAAATTCTATACCTGATGTGACAAAGAAAGATCCAGCAAATGTTAATGTAAAATCATTTTTTACACGACTTACTGAAGGAACAATTGTTTTAAATAAGAATGGCCGGATCGTAGAACTCGTAATAGAAGGATCAGCATTATCAATTAATGATAATAATTCGGAATGTCTAAATACCCCATCAAACCGATTTAGTTGATTAAAGTTATAATCTAATATGACATCTTTAACTAATGCCTCTAATGCCGATATTGATCGACTTGTGAGTGATGGATTAAATTTAAATATCGCATCAACCTCAACATTAGTAAACTCAGGATCTACGATCACTGGAGTAATCGATACAATATTTTTAGTTTTAACAATGGCTTTAACTTCGTCTTTTTCATTTTCAGTTAATGAATCACCAATAAGTGGTTTAATACTTATATAAGCTTTACCAAAATCTGGAATAATATTATCTTCACCACCCCATGTCGATATTGATTCAATGTTTGTAAAACCTTTCTGAATAATTGCAGAATAGTCTTGAGAAGTAACAGCCCGATCCTGTGCTTGGAATGTAATAGGAGCATTAAAGCGTATTGACTCAGTAGTTTCTGGAGCCGAACCACCATTTGCTGTAACAGTTGTTGTGACCGTAATGTCTGGTTCATTCAATGTTGGGAATGCTGTTACTAAGTCAAAGGAATTAGCACCGTTTGCTGCATTACCTTGTGTAACTAAGTAATCAAGAGTTACGATATTATCATTCACTGGTTTCTTACCAATGATGCCATCACCAAAGAATATTTGATAGAAGCCACTTGAATTTTCTTGTAGATGATATACTTGAGTGTCTGATACAACGTCTTGTAAAGTTGTAAATAACTGATAACTATCAAAAGTTTCTGATTTTTGATTATTCTGAACTCGTACTCTTAATGATGAAGTATCAGCATCTGAATCTGAGATTTGAAACTTTTGATTTTCAATATCGTTATCAACTCTATACGACAATGCACGTACTGTGCCTTCTGCTATAGGGATAGCATCATATGTAAATGTTTTTGTTGTTCCACCAGCTGTAACGATATCAGATCTAATAGATGTTTGTGATTCTAATGAGGAAAAGGTATATGATACACCATCAACAATTGTGGTGAACTTAGTGCCTCTTTCTAATACTAGAGTAGTAGGCAAATTAATTGAATCATTATTACTTACATCAACAACTAATTGGACAGTAGCTCTTGCTGCTAGTACAGATCGTGGTGTATAACCAAGTAATCCAGCTCGTGATACAACGTTACCTCTTATCTGAGCTGAATCAAGAAAAGCTTCGTTCAAAGCAAAGTGAGCTAGCATAGCATTATAATGTGTATTATAAGCAAGTATGTCTAATAGAACACTAAGACCCGATCCATCAAAATCATAATCTTTAAACTGAGATTGTGACTTCATGAAGTTTTTTAGATTATCTTTTATTTGATCAAAATCTAATTCTGATACATTTAAATTTGAGGCCATCTTTGTTTACCTTAATCGTCTTAAATTAATTTCAATGTCTTGTACTGAATCATTTTCTTTTATACTAAATACCACTATAATTCTATAAGTGTTTTCATCATTAGTTGCTTCAATTACAACATTGACATTTTGTATTCTTGGTTCATGTCTTTCTAATACGTTTATGACTCCATCCTTTAATGCTAATCTTGTTATTGCATCATTAGGTTCAAATAACAAGCTTCTTAAGTTTGCACCTAAAGCTGGTTGGAATGGTCTTTCCATAAAATTTGTTAACAATAAAGTTCGTATCGCGTTCTTAACAGCTTGCTCACCTACCAAAGGTACAATATCCTTTTTCTGAGGATGTACAATCATCTGTAAATTCAGATCGCTATAACGATCAATTGATGATGACTGGTTATTTTTCGTAGGCGTCGCTGTACTACTAGTAGATACGCTTGAAGTTGAAGTGTAAGTATATGCCATACCTTTATTTATACCTCTTTACAGTCATGTTTGTGTTTCGTATCGTCCTATTAATATAGAAATAGTTTCAGTATCTTCAGGGTTATCTTTTATTAATGACAACACACCAAGTAAAGATTGATTGGGTCCACTTGGTGGTAATAAAAACATTGCTTCTATGGCATCATCAATCTGATCTGCTGTAACTGATTCTGGATTGTTTATCCAGTTTTGTGCTAATTCATAACTCATGTAGAAAACTCCAAAAATGAATCAAAAACTTCAAAGCCACCAGTATATTCACCAGCACCGGCGGCAAGGTATTGTGTAGATTCTGCAAAAAATATATTCAATGACATTCTTCTATTAGTTCCAGACTGAGGTGTAAATGTATATTCAACTTTTGAAAACTCTTCAAAATCATCTTGATCTAACATAGCATGTTCTGTTACAGCTGTAATCGCTGGGGTGAAGAAATATATACCACCAGCTCTAGCTGTTGTTGATAAGCCACTCCAATTATAGTTAGCTGTAGATCCAGTCAGCGTACCAGTCGGTAAGTTAAACGTAGCATCGGTATGTCTAATTCCAAAATAATTAACAGTACGTTTATCCGTGCTATAATTATCTTCAGCACAATATATTCCAGCCCAATTTAAAGGTCTTAGCTTATCATCATCTAAGATTCTTATCTGCGCACCAAATTTAATTGATGTTACATTATCTGGTATATCTACAACTTGTGACCACTCGGTAGATCTTGTCCACATACCGGTATGTGACATTGCTGTTCCACTGTTTAAAGAACCTTCACCTCTAGTTGTATTGCTTACAATTCTAGTATGGTTTTGATTATTTAATTCGCCTTCTTGACCAGCACCACGATCTGCATTATTATTATTAACGCTGTTCATTCCAGCCCACAAATTTTCAGCACCGTATATTTTTAAAATTCGAGGTGCATAACCTTCTAGATAACTTGCAAGTGAATTTCTTCCAACTCGCAGTGTACCAACATCAAGGCCGTTGTGATTTGCAACGCGGCGCATCATTTGATTACCAATATAACTCGAGTACCCTTGGTTAAATAAAGGAGAGTAATGTAACCACCCAGCAAACCCTTTAAAGACACCTACATTTCTTATAGTACTCTCACCAAACTGTACTCCATTATAAGATGTCCATACAGGATAATTATCTTGGTTATATAATGAGTTATATAGCTCATTCGAATCAGACGAAGGAAGTTGATATTGACCTTGTACTGCAGCGACAACACTCATGATTACTGATGCCTCGCGATACCAGCTCCGTAGATTACAAAGTTTGGTGCAGTATTTGAACCACCATTTGCACCATAAGCTACACATACAATTTCCGCTAAACCGCCTCTATTTACTTTCCAATCCCATTTATTACCAAGGGCTGATGAACCATCTAAAAATCTAAAATATTGACTGTCAAAAGAAAGAATTATTGGTGTGCCGGCACCGGCACTAGAAGGATCAGCATTCATTATTGTCCAGCTTTTACCGACATCAGCTGCGACTGGTTGAAATATATCAAAAGTAATATTATCAGTTTGAGATATCTTTAGTATTCTTTTTCCAGAAAGAGCTTTAAATTGTGTACCGTTTAAATTAGAGTCGTTAATAGATAGTTCTGGACCACTCTGATTAACAAAGCTAAGTTGCCCACTACCATTCGTAGCTAAGACTTGATCGGAAGAACCATCAGTTGAAGGAAATTGATAGGTGCCATCACCACCTAGATGAGTAAAGTTATCATCCATCTCGTTATATGTGAGTGCACTACCTTTAGTAGATCTTTTAGTTAAACTCATTGTAGTTCCCCGTTTTCTCCATAATATTTTCCAATATATGCTGTGGTTGTTCCAGGATTATCTACTAAATAATCATCTGAAACATAATTAAATAAATCTTCTTCTTCCTTTGTTAATGGTTGCGAAAAATCGTAACACTCATCTACAAGCTTTTGTTTTTCGACTGGATCTGTTTCCGTTGCAATCCTTGATAATAGAGTTGAGTATACAGGCTTAGGTTTTGCTTTCTCTACCTTTATCTTTTCCTCTTTAACTTTATTTTCAGCTTTAGTTTTTTCTGCTAAAGCTTTTTCTGGTCTAATCTTAACAACTTTTTCTTCTTCTTTGGTCTTAGACTTATCTTTAATAGCAGCAATAGCCATCTTAACCTCCAGCGATTACATTGCCTGAGCCTTCAGCCGAAGCATTTGGAACCCAGCTACCATGACCGCTTGTCGCATCACCAATACGATGTACACCTTTACCATTTACAATCACAGTACTGCTTTTACCTACGGCTTTATCTCCACATCCTGTAGCATCATTTTCTCTAACTGCAGCTTTACCATTTACAAATACATTAGAAGAACCAGATGCATAAGTTGTTTTATGAAATGGATTGGGGGTGGCACTCGCATGCCCTTGATGTGAATCGCCTACTCGTGTAATTCCTGGCATATTATTCCCCTAGTTTAGATTAATCGTAGAACCGGTTACGTTTACATTTCCACCAGCAGCT